GAAGAGGCTGAGACATGGGAGGTGGTACGGATTCCTATGGAGGCTGATAGCGTTGATGACCCGATTGGCCGTGAGATAGGTGAGCGGTTGTGGCCCGAATGGTTCACGGATCAGATGGTATCGGAGGCCAAGCGTGATCCTGAACGCTGGGCGGGCATGTATCAGCAAAAGCCGCTGACTAGCGAGGGTGATTGGCTGAATCCTGATGACATTGAGGTGGTGGATAAGGCTCCGCAGATGAATCTGTATGGCGGTTTAGATATTGCGATGACTGAAGGCCGCGGTGACTTCTCTGTTTGCGTGGTGGGCGGGATACACAACGGGGATTTGTATTTGGTGGACATGTGGCGTGACCGTGTGACGCCCGACAATATCGTGACAAACCTGATTCGGCTGCATCAAACGTGGAATATGATCGAGGTGCTGATTGACGACGATGTGGGCGCGAAGGTCTTTAAGAATCTGGCGCATAAGATATTGAGGGAGCAGGGGACGCTGGTGCCTTTGAATGGTATGCCGACACGGGGCCAGAATAAGGAACTCAGGGCGGCGGCTTTTCGGGGCTTGGCGAAAATGGGTGGCGTGAAGATGGTGCGCGGCAACTGGAATACCGATTTATTGCGTGAGATTAGTGAGTTCCCGTTTGGCGACCATGACGACATTGTTGACTGCCTTTCTTTGCTGGGTCGAAGGGCCGCTAGCATGGGCGAGAAAAATGTCAATGCTATAAACGAGAAAAAGGCAATGGAATGTGCGATTATCCGCAAAGATGGTGGTCTTTATACCCGCGAAGCGCTGGGTGACATGTGGAATACACCCCAAAGGCGGGGCCGACAGAGGATTTAGGTATGGATTCGGGTATTGAGTCGCAGGTTGTTTACGAAATGAACCCTGAAGGTGAGAAAACACCTCAGCAATGGGCGCAGCACTGGCAGAAAGAGATTGCCGCAGCGGGTAAGCGTTTAAGGGACTTCCAATCCAAGGGTAATAAGGTGGTTGACCGCTATCTGGATGAGCGCCGCTCTGCCGATGGTGGCCCGCAAAGCCGTTTAAACCTGTTTTATACCAATGTCTCGACGTTGCAGAGCATGTTGTTTGGCTCAACGCCCCGTGTAGACGTTTCAAGGGCGCACCAAGATCCAGATGACGATGTGGCGCGTGTTGCATCTAACCTTTTCCAGCGTTTGCTAGAGGCCGATTCAGAGCCTTCTGGGGAGGACTTGCCAAGCGTTCTAAAGGCCGCTTTACAGGATCGTTTGCTGCCAGGACTGGGTATGGCGCGTGTTCGCTACACCTATGAGTCTGAGGTTGAGGTTGTGGTTGATCCCATGACGGGCATGGAAATGGAGATGGAGAACATCACCAACGAAAGGGTGCCGATTGACTATGTTCATTGGCAGGATCTTTTGTGGGGCTGGTGCCGCACATGGGATGAGATGCCGTGGCTGGCGTTTAGAAACTATATGACCAAATCCGAGATTGCCGAGCGGTTTGGTGAGGAATATTCGGGAAAACTTGAATACAAAAACCAAACGCCAACGGGCGAAAACGATTCGGATGCGGATCAGGAAAGTTCAATCCAGAAAGCAGCGGTCTGGGAAATTTGGTGCAAGAAATCCAAGAGCGTCTACTGGTGGTCAAAGGGCTGTGACGCGGTGTTGGACAGTACACCCGATCCCCTCCAATTAACGGGTTTTTGGCCCGCTCCGCGCCCAATGGCGGCTAACTTAACAACTAACCTGTTTCGCCCTGAAGCTGACTTTATCTTGGCGCAGGACTTGTATAACGAGGTTGATGAGCTACAGACCCGCATTGCCATTATTACGGAGGCGGTGAAGGTTGTTGGGGTCTATGACGCCACGGCTGGGGCCAGTGTTGGCCGTATGCTGCAAGAAGGTGTCGATAACGACATGATCCCTGTGGATAACTGGGCTATGTTCAGTGAGAAAGGGGGTGTCAGGGGCGCGGTTGATTGGTTCCCCGTGGATACTGTTGTTGGCGTTTTGCAGACATTACAAGGTGTTCAGCAGGCTAAAGTCAGCCAATTGTATGAGGTCACAGGGCTGTCTGACATTATGCGTGGCGCTCAGACTGACCAATATACAGCGGCAAGTACACAGGCCACCAAGGTCAAGATGGGGTCTATTCGGGTCCAGGCGCTGCAAGAAGAGTTTGCGCGGTTTGCCAGTGAGATTGAGCAGTTAAAGGCTGAGGTTATCGGCAAGCACTATACGCCGCAGTCTATTGTGACCCAATCCGCGGCCATGTATATGCCGCAGGTTGATGCGCCTTACGTTGAGCCTGCCATTCAGTTAATGAAATCACCTGATTGCAAATGGCGCATTGAGATCCGTCCAGAATCCATTGCGATGCAGGATTACGCGCAAGTTAAGCAGGAAAGGACTGAGTTCCTGATGGCAATGTCGCAGTTTGTGCAAAGCGCACAGGCGGCGGTTAAGGTTATGCCCGAGGCGCTACCGATTCTGATCGGCATGATTAAGTTCACCATGAGCGGCTTCAAGGGTGCTGCATATCTTGAGGGCATGATGGATCAGGCGTTGGATTCTATCCAGCAGTCGCAGGCCCAGCAAAAAGGTCAGCCACAGCAGCCTTCACCCGAGCAGATGAAGGCTCAGATGGAGCAGCAGAAGATGCAGATGGAGATGCAGAAGGCGCAGATGGAGCTTCAGAAGATGCAAATGAAGGCTCAAGCGGACATGGCGCTCCAGCAGTCCAAGCTTCAGGGTGAGATGGCGAAGATTCAGGCCGACAGTCAAGCGGACATGACCAAGGAGCAGGTTGCGTCACAGAACAACTTGGCGGCGATTGCGGCCCAGATGAATGCCCGACTGCAAGAGAGTCAGGCACAGTTGGCGGCTGATCTAGAGATAGAACGAGCGCAGGCTCAATACGATGTAGCTTCACAGCAGATAGAGCATCAAAACAACATGACGGAGGCGGCATTCACCGCCAGTCAGAATGGGGCTTATAATGGCTGAGGACGATAAGTGGGATAAGTTTTTAGGCGATCTTGAGTCTGCCCTATCAGAGGCTGGTGGCGCTCAACGCAAGGCAATGTCGCGGGCTGAAGAAACAAAGCAGTTGTTTATTGCTGACCAGCTTCGTCGGAAATACATGCTGCCTGATGACGAGGAATTTGCGGATGTATTAGGCACGTATATGGCGGGAGATATCGACCCATCAATAGCCAATCATTTCGCGTTATCGGACCTTCCTGACGGAGCTAGTCTGGCCCTTAGAGGAGCGCACAACCCCTCTGATGAGGTGATTAGAGAGCGCTATGACTACGAGGGCATCCCTATAGAGTTGTCATATGAGCCTGGAAGCGTGAATGCGTTGCACAAGAACAATATCCCATCTACTTGGTCACATGAGTATCGGCACAGAAACTATCCTGAGCTTTCAGAGCGACAGAATAGGTTTGCTGACATGGTGGCGGCACAAAGCGATTACGATGTTGACAGATCGCTTCGCAATTATGCCCACCAAATGCGTTACGGCGGGAAAGTCTCCGAAAACCTTGAGAAAATAACAGATGTTCTGGAAACGGCAGATCTAGTTAACCGCAGCATGGGGTTGGCCGATTATGCGGTTCCTGTTGTGGAAAAAGAGTCGGGGCGCGAATACCAGGATGTTCTTGAGGATTCCTCAGTGCGAAAGTTTTTGCAGGATGCCGAGAATCTCGATGAATGGAACGAGGGTCTTTCGAATCGCAATAAAAAGAGGAAGGCGGGAAAGCCAGAATCAATTATTGATGCCATTAGAGCGGCTTACGAAAAACTAGGGTTGTAACAACACTGGAGGCGGCACTCAATGCCCAAATATCGACAGGTTCTCGACAGCGAGACAGGTAAGTATGAATTGGTTGAAGTGGGGGCTGCTGTCACGCGCACCTCTCACGCTATCCACGGCGACATAGACGCTTTCAAAAGCGTTGTTGATGGCAGTGTGATTTCTGACCGCAAGCAATTGCGGGAACATAATTTGCGTAACGATGTTGTGCAAACTGCGGACTTAGGTGGTGTTTCGCCTAATGTTCGGACGAAGGCAGGTTGGTCACGAGAAGTTAAACAAGCGATTTATGAGCGAATCAATCAATTGGAGAGACAGCAATGAGTGAAGAAGACACAAGCTTAATGGACGAATTAACCGCCGCATGGGAGGAACACGAGAATGTCGAAGTATCTGAGGACGCGCCAGATGAACCCGCAGGTGAACCCTCTGCCCCCGCAGAGCCAGTTGAAGCCAGTACCGATGGCGCTGGAATCATTCCGCAGGTCGAAGGCGGTGAACCCGCAAACGTCAGCCCTGAAAGCCCCGCTAGCGAAGCCGCTCCCGTAGATGAAGCGCCCAAAGGCTTGTCGGTTGGGATGCGCGAGAACTGGAAGAACCTAGACAGTCAAACCAAGGACGAGTTTAGGCGCTATGAGGAACGTATTGGTGGCATGGCGCAAAAGTATGCCCATGACGCTCGACGCGCTCAAGCAATGGATAAGGTGATGCAGCCTTATAGTCAGTTGATGCAGATGAACGGCGGGCCTCAGAATATTCTGCCAGGGCTATTGCAGACAGGCGCGGCATTACAGACAGGCAATGAGATTGAGCGGGCCAGGACCGTTGCGGGCCTAATCAGTCAGTTTGGTGTAAATCCCGCCCAAGTTGCTGACTTCCTGGATAACAAGACGCCAGCGCAGAGCAACAAGTCTAAGATTGACGATTTGTTTAACGAGCGCTTGGCCCCAATCCAGCAGCAATTAGCACAATTCCAGCAGAGGGAGCAGCAATTCCAGCAGCAGGGCCAGCAAAAGGTGGCAGATGATATTGCAAGCTTCTCAGCAAGCCACGAGTTTTTTGATGAGTTAAGAGAGCCTATTGCAGACATTCTAGACATTGCGGCCCGTAATGGTCGTGAAATGAGTCTAGAAGAGGCTTGGGAGCATGCTCGTTGGCAAAACCCAGAGATTCGTAAAGTGTTACTTGCACGACAATCTCAAGGTCAGGTCCAGCAACGTAAACGTGCCTCTAGCTCTATACACGGAACCCCTGGTGGCGAGGGTTCAAGTGCGGCCCCAGCAGACCTCAGAAGTACATTAGAGCAGGCTTTTCAAAACGCTAATCGTATGTAATACTTCAAGTAATGCTCTATCACTCACAATGGTAGAGCTATAAATTTAAGAGGTCATTCAAGGGACTTCTATCAGCCAAAGCCTCTCACGCGGCTAGGGTAACGAGTTGAACTTTCAGGCTTTTGATAGGAGAAAATACTATGGCCTTTGCAAATGTGAGCGACATCGTCGCAACCACCATTGAATCTCGCAGCAAATCCGTTGCGGATAACGTCACCAAAAATAACGCACTGCTTTCGCGTCTTGAGCAAAAGGGAAAGGTTAAGCCTTTTACTGGCGGCTCCAAGATTATGCAGGAGCTTTCTTTCGCGGAAAACTCTAACGCAGGCTACTACTCAGGTTATGACATTCTGCCCGTTGGCGTGAGTGACGTAATCTCTGCGGCTGAGTTCCAAATTAAGCAGGCAGCGGTTCCTGTTGTTATCTCAGGTCTTGAGATGCTTCAGAACAGCGGTAAAGAGGCGATGATTGACTTGTTAGAGTCACGCATCACTGTTGCTGAGTCTACTTTGTCTAACCTGATCTCTTCAGGCTTGTACTCTGACGGTACGGGTTCTGCGGGCAAGGAAATTGACGGACTGGACGCAGCGGTTCCTGTTGACCCCACGACTGGCACGTATGGCGGCATTGATCGCGCTACGTGGACATTCTGGCGCTCTGCTACTGACACAGCTACGGCAATTGACGCCTCAACTGTTCAGGGTGCAATGAATGCGATGTGGTCTAACCTGGTACGTGGAACTGATCGCCCTGATTTGATCATGGTTGATAACACGTTCTGGGCTGCCTACACCGAAAGCCTTCAGGCTATTCAGCGCTTCACCGACTCCAGTTCTGCTGCTTTGGGCTTCCCAAGCATCAAGTTCATGGATGCCGATGTGGTTCTTGACGGTGGTATCGGCGGTTACGCAGAAGCGGGTACAGCTTACATGCTGAACACCGATTACTTGCATTACCGACCACACTCAAAGCGCAACATGGTGAATCTGTCACCTAATAAGCGTTACGCAACCAACCAGGATGCTGAAGTTAGCATTTTGGCATGGGCTGGAAACCTCACCTCTAGCGGGTGTCAGTTCCAAGGTCGTATCACTTCAGCGTAAGCATCAAGGGGCTTCGGCCCCCTTATTTCTTTACTAGGAGGCCACATGGCTAACTCACCTAATACTTACTTTGACCCTGCTGCAATTGTTGCCCGCGAAGGCGAGACAGTCCCTGCGATTGGCTTCGGCTTTAACGCAAATGGCGGCATGAACTACGGTTCTTGTCAGCCAGGAATCGGCATCGCAACTGATCAGCCGAACCTTACGGGTGACGCCAACCAGTGGACGCTGCTGGATCAAGACGGCGCTGCACGTACTCCGCAAAACTCTCAGTACATTGGCGACGTTATGACGCCTGCGCTGATTGTGGCAAACACCACTGACGGCAATGTGGATTCGCCCGCTGACGCAACGCTTGCAACCTTGGCGGCTGGATGGACTGGCGCAGCAGCACCTTAAACATTAATTCTCTGGAGGGAGAGACTTATGGAAGCTGATTTCGGCACAACAGACATGGCGATGAGCCGCAACGGGGCGGCAAGTGGGGACGATACCTTAATGGTGCGTTTCTTTTTGCACCCCAGAGAGAACGCGGCAAAGAGCA